CCTGATTTATTATATTCTCTATTGTGGTCTGTATTATTTAAAGTAAATTCAAAATCATTATTTTTTTGTAAAGATAGTTGTTGATTTTTAAAATTCCATAAACCAGAATAGTTTGTATTATCAGCACCACTGTCATCCAAATTTGTCTTATTGGTTTTATCTATGAAATTTGTTTTTAAAAACCAATCATCTACTATACGAGAATCTGTTTGTAAAATGTAATTACGTGTTCTAAAAGAATCTGGTTCATTACCTTTTGGATAAACACTTATACCATCACTAGTTTCATTTTCAATTTGTAAATCTATTATATGATTATCAATTTTTTTACCTAACTTAATTGTTTGTGTTTTAGTATTTTTAGAACCATAAGATAGATCAATCCAATTTTTATCATTAGCCTGAGTTTTCATGTTAACAACGCCGCCGATTGCGTCAGGTCCATAAACACTTCCCATAGGGCCTTTGATAACTTCTAGTGATTGAACTCCTAAAAAATTATGTTGACTTAAATCATCATTGCCTGTAGGTGTACTGGCATCTTTAATAGGTATTCCATTCAAAGTAAATAATGTATGATTTGAATTTGTTCCACGAGTAAAGGTACTACTGAACTGGCCTTTTGGCCCATACTGTACAATGTTTGTGCTAGTTATATTTTTTATATCATTTGGTTCTATAACGTCATAAGAATACGTTAATGGTAGATGGTCCTCTGCCGTTCTAAATGCTTGTATTGTAATTTGTGGTATATTTTCGTAAGAATATTGTGAATACGAAGTATTGGTTACAAATATGAATAATAATAGTTTAATGAATAAACGCATAAGCCAGACACCATAGTTCTAGGCCTAATTTGTATAATAAAAAAGCAACAACAGGACCTAATAATAAACTCAAATATAGATATTTTTCTTCCATATGTTTATTTATTGTATCATAAATTGTTGAAATTGTCAACTTATTTACATCAATAAATAGTGTTGACATTAAGTATATTTTAATGTATAAAAACTCATATGAAACCTAAAGCTCCTAAAGATACAGAACAAAAAGATAAGGTTAAAGTAACTGGAAAGATAGATGTAAAAAGTCGTCTTGGTTATTTTTCTGAGTTTGTAACTGCTTATGAACTTGCCGTTATAATAGATAGAAACAAAGGCAAACTTACAAGTAGAAGTAAAATTGAATTACTTAAACAAAGTATGAATCTTAGAAGAAATGAATTGATAAGATTAAAAGTTACGGCTGATGAATTAAAGAGACAAGAAACAGGTGGTAAAGTTATAGCCAATCAAATATTTAAAGATTTAATTTTAAATGGTAAAGAAGGAAATGATTATCATACTTTAGAATTTGATATAGAATTAACTGGCGATAGTGCCAAAGGTGTGGAGAAAGCAGACGTTGTTGTTACTGTAAAACGACCATCTAAAAAACAAATTGTAGATAGAATTGCTGCCTCATTAAAAACTTATAAGACACCAAACATTAATTTAGCAAATTCTACATTTACAAGTTTATTAAAGGTTCTTTCAGGAGATGATGAATATGAAAATAAAACATTACAAAAATTTGAACATATTATATTTACAGGTATGGTTGCTGAGTTTATGAGAATTAAAAGAATTAAAGATAAAAAATTTGCTGAAGATGCTGTAGGTTCCGGTGAAAAATTTTTAAAAGAATATGGTTCTGCTTTATTTGGCAAAATAAAAGAAGCAGGTAGAACAGCATCAAAAGCTTCACATAAAGAAGTATCTAAACTAATTATAGGAGAATTTGATAAATTGTATAAAGATAATAAAAAGAAAATGAATCAAAATTTATTACATCTAATAGGTATGGATGGTGGTGATGATTTTTATGCCGCAATAGGTACTGCTGGCAAACAAAAAGTTTTATCATCAAGACAAAGTAAAGAAATGAAAGAATTTTTAGAATCTGTTAAAACAAATAAGTTAAATGTTAATATGAAACCTAGTGATAGTGGTAATGCTATTGACGTTAGTATTCAATTAGATAGAGAAGTAATTGCCAAATCTACAATAAGTTTTACAGACACAGGTATTGGATCTGGAGGTATGACTAAAAGTAAAGGAGCTGGTAAAACAAACTTCTGGTTTAATGTTAAAGAGTTTATGTAAAATTTAAATTGTCAACCTCTTTACACCAATCATCAATTTCTTCTTTTAACATAACATTAGAAAATCCTTTATACTTAACAAGATAACATTTACCCCAAGCGCCAACGTAATTGATATCAATAATTTCTGGTTTATCCATTTAAATAATATATAATAAGACCTATTGTAGTAACAACGGCAAATATAAGATTAGTAACAATTAAAGACATTTCTTTCCACATAATACTTACTATTAACCATACAATAGCACCTAGTCCTAATATCATTGGGCCGGCAGGATAATAACCAAGTGAATTGACTAAACTACCAACAATTAATATACCGGTAGCAACCCATTTTAAAATTTGATCTGTTTTCATAATTATCTTTCGTAAATAGCAAACGTATCGGCATAAGTTCTATGAACGTAGTCTCTAGGCCTACGGTAATATCTATAACCATTAGGAAGATATTTACTAGAACCTCTATAACGTATTCTTAAAGGTTGAACCATTTTAGAATAAGAATAAAATATGCCTAAAAATTGTATAGGTATTCCTTTAGCAACGGAACGTTCATAATCTGATGAACGATATTGTTTGATAAGGCCTTCAGCCGACAATAATACATCTTTAAACTTTTGTGTATTCATAATTTTATCAGCGTATTTCATTAAATACAACCTATAATACAGTTAGCAGTACCATAAGCAACCATATATTTTGCTCCAATGTAAAATAAAGCGTAACTTCCTAGTACAATAGCAGCAACAAGTAACAATGATTTAACATCTTCTTTAGTAAACATTTATTTTATTTTTTTGTTGTTAATATACATATAATATACACTGTATTTTTGATTAAAACAAGCGAAAAAAGCACTTTTTTTAAAGAAATAAAGCAACAAAATCAGTAACTTAAATGAATGTTGTAAAAATACAACACAAAAAATCATTATAAATAGTAAATATATGATTGATTTTGACAAAATTGATGATTTATCATTTATGATTGATGATATTGATTCGAAAAAACTAAAAAAGGCAAAAAATTATGGCAAGAAAAGTAGCAGGAAACACAAACGCATCAAAAAAAACAAGTAAACCAAAAAGAACAAGCATTGGACGTGGATTTCACAGCAAATGTATGATGAATAAACACAAAAGAAGAAGTTTTAAGAAATATAGAGGTCAAGGTAGATAATGCCAGGCGTTGCTCGCAAGAATAAAGACATAGCGGGCGGTGTTGCTATTGAAGGAAGTCAAAATGTTTTAGTAAATGGTGATGGTGTAGTTAGAATTGGAGATAAAGTAGCAAGCCACGGCTTACCTCCACATCAACCAACGCCTCCTATGGTTCAAGGTTCGCAAAATGTATTTGTAAATGGTATTGGTATAGTAAGAGCTGGTGATAAAGCAAATTGTAATCATAATATCACAGGTTCTTCAAATGTTTCAGTAAACTAATATAAATATTAACACTATGCCAAATTACGATGCCAGTTCTACGAATACTAGCAAGCGAGCTAATGTAAAATATAAAGATTTGGATTTAGATTTTGGTCGTAATACAGTAACAAGTGATGTAAATAAATTAACAGATGTTGAAGCTGTTAAAAGAAGTGTTAGAAATTTAATTAATACATCACACTTTGAAAGGCCTTTTCATCCAGAAATAGGTTCTAGTGTTAGAGCAATGTTGTTTGAATTGATGACACCACTTACAGCATTAAATCTTCAAAGAAAAGTACAAGAAGTTTTAGTCAATTATGAACCAAGAATTAAATTGGTACAAATAGCTGCTAGACCAAATTATGATAGTAATGCTTATGATTTAAGTATTTATTTTTATATTATAGGTTCTAATGAACTAATAAATGTAGAAACGTTTTTAGAAAGACTAAGATAATATGGCAAGTAACAAATTAGAAGTATCAGATTTTGATTTTGATAATATAAAATCAAATTTAAAAACATTTTTACAAAGTCAAACAGAATTTTCTGATTATAACTTTGAAGGTTCAGGATTTGCCGTTCTTTTAGATATACTAGCATACAATACACATTATCTAGGTTTCAATGCTAACATGTTAGCTAATGAAATGTATTTGGATAGTGCTGACATTAGAAAAAATATAGTATCTTTAGCAAAGATGTTAAATTATACTCCATCTTCTGTTAGAGCACCTATAGCAAATTTAAATATAACTGTAAATGACGCAACCGGTTCAACTTTAACATTAACAAAAGGAACTGCATTTGTAACTTCTGTTTTAGGAACAACTTATCAATACTTGACAAATCAAGATTATACTATTTCTCCTGTAAATGGTGTTTATAATTTTTCAAATGTAAATGTTTATGAAGGAACTTTAGTTACTTATAGATATGTTGTTGATAAAAATGATCCTGATCAAAAATTTGTAATTAATAGTTTAAACGCTGACACAACCACATTAAAAGTTTCCATACAAAACAGTTCTACTGATACAATTACAAATATTTACTCTTTAGCTGGTGGATACAATGGTGTATCTAATACTTCTAACGTTTATTTTTTACAAGAAAACGAAGATGGAAAATTTGAAGTTTATTTTGGTGATGGTGTTGTAGGAACTTCTTTATCAGACGGTAATATTATAATATTGGAATATATTGTTACAAATAAAGATCAATCTAATGGTGCTTCCTCATTTACACTATCTACAACAATCGGTGGATTTTCAGACGTGTCTATAAAAACAAATTCAGCATCACAAGGAGGAACAGAAGCTGAATCTAAAGAGTCGATTCGTTTTAATGCTCCTTTAAATTATTCTGCTCAAAATAGAGCTGTAACAACAACAGACTATGAAACGATTGTTAAGTCAATTTATCCAAATGCTTTATCCGTAAGTGCTTGGGGCGGCGAAAATGATGAGACAGCAATATATGGTGTTGTTAAAATTGCTATAAAAGCAAAAAGCGGATCTACACTTACAAATTCAACTAAGTCAAGCATTGTTACAGCATTAAAACCTTACAATGTTGCTTCTGTAAGACCTATTATTGTTGATCCTCAAGTAACTTCTGTTTTAATTACAAGTAATGTTAAATACGATTCAAGATTGACAACAAAAACTTCAGATACTTTAAAATCTGATGTTACTAATCAGTTAATAAATTACAATACTAATACTTTACAAAAATTTGATGGCATATTCAGATATTCTAAAGTAGTAGGATTAATAGATAATACAGATACTAGTATAGTGTCAAACATAACTACTATTAAAATTAGAAAAAATTTTACACCAACATTAAATTCATCTACAAAATATGACATCTATTTTAGAAATTCATTATACAATCCTGTGGCAGGATATAATTCTTCTCAAGGAGGAATATTAGAATCATCAGGATTTAAAATTAGTGGTGATACAACTAATGTTTATTATTTAAATGATGATGGTAATGGTAATATAAGAAGATATAGATTGGTTAATGGTGTTAAAACCTATGTGAACAATTCTCAAGGAACTATATATTACTCTACAGGTCGAATTGAAATATCATCTTTAAACATAACTAGTGTTGAAAATATTAGAAATCAAATATCAACAGCAATAGAATTGACTGTAAAGCCAAATTCAAATGATATTGTTCCTGTACGAGATCAAATTGTAGAAATAGATATAGAAAATTCTTCAATCGAAGTTCAACCAGATACTTTTGTTGGTGGATCAGCAGAAGCAGGAGTAGGTTACACAACAGCAACTAGCTATTAATTATGGCTAATTTTAAAAATAAGATATCTAATTTAATTACTTCACAGGTACCAGATTTTGTACTTGAAAATCATCCTAAATTTGTAGAATTTTTAAAAACATATTACACATTTATGGAAGCTGCCGAATTGGTGGTTACTAGTGTTCAAACTACGGATGGCATAAGATTAGAAACTGAAACAAATCAAAAAAATAACTTATTATTAGACGGTTCTCGTCTCGAATCTGAAAAAACTATTTTAGATGCTGGTGATAAAATAATATTAGAAAGTTCTTCTTATGGAAAATTTGTCAAAGGAGAAATTATAATAGGACAAACATCAAAAGCAACTTCTATTGTACTTACTGAGGATTTGGATAATCGCAGATTGTTTATTGTAGCTCAAGATAAGTTTATACAAGGAGAAACTTTATTAGGTTCTTCTTCAAATGCTAGTGCTATAATTAATAACTATAGACCAAATCCTGTAAATAATATACAAGAATTATTGAATTTTAGAGATCCTGATAAAGCCATATCCAATTTTTTAATTAATTTTAGAAATGAATTTTTATCAACCTTTCCTGAAAATTTAAATGTTAATGTTAATAAAAGAAATTTAATTAAAAATGTAAAATCATTATATCAATCAAAAGGCACTAAAAAAGGAAATGAATTATTTTTTAGATTGTTATTCAATGAAACAGCAGAAACAATTTATCCTAGAGAACAACTACTAAGAGTGTCGGACGGAAAATTTACCAAAAATAGAATATTAAGATCGTTAGAATTAGAAGGCGAAACTTTAAATTTAATAGGTAGAACAATAACAGGCAGAACATCAAACGCAACAGCTATAGTTGAAAATGTAAGTAAATTTTTAATAGGATCAAGTACAGTTTCAGAATTTGTTTTAAACAAAGATAGTATGTTAGGAACATTTTTGGTTGGAGAACAAATAACAGGAACAATAACAGACACAGACGATATTCTAATTAAAGCTACTATTACAGGAATTCCAATTTCACATACAATAACAAATTCTGGAGTTTTGCACTCAGAAGAAGAAAGTATATCTATTGTTGGTGGAGGACAAGGATCTATCGTACAAACAAAATCTATTACCTCTGGTAGTATTTCTGAAATTATAATAGATAATACAGGTACAGGTTATTCAATTGGTGATGAATTAGTTTTTGATAATACAAACACTAACGGAGCAGGTGCTGCTGGATTTATTTCAATAGTAAATGGAGGAATAATATTAGAAGATGGTTCAAATGATAGGATTGTTTTAGAAGAATCAACAACACAAGAAGATGCTTATTCAGGAAATAAATTTGTACAAGAATTTGGTACAGGTATAGGAGACATTACGGATGTTTATTTGTATAATTCAGGAAGTGGTTATACAAAATTACCTATAGTAACAATTGCCTCAACAGGTAATGATGCTATTTTAAAAAGTTATACTACTGATATAGGTGGTGTGTTAGATTTAAAAATATTAGAATATGGTAAAGGTTATGAAAACTCTCCTACTCCTCCTACTTTAAATTTATATAAAAATTTAATATTAACAAACACTTCAGGAATTTTTATAGAAGGAGAAACAGTAACAACAAGTACTTCTGTTACAGCAACGGTTGTTAATTATAATCAATATACTGGATTGTTAGTGTTAAAAAATAGTTCAGGAACTATAACACAAAATTCTACAATATTAGGAAATTCTTCAGGTTCTACAGGAACAATTTTTAGATCAAATTCAGCAACAGCTTCTTTGACTGTTGGTTCAGTAGCTGATACTGAAGGAGTTTATATAAAT